CTTGGTCAACACGTAACAAGTGTACACGGCCAATGTCAGGACGGAATAGTTCAATAATGTCTGCTATCTCTGTTAGCTCGCTATACACCTTAGTCGGTGTGTTAAAATTTTCTTCCTTCATTTCAACATTATGATACTTTTGCATGTATCCAAAACTGTTAAGATGGTAGTTGTCATCAACATCGCCAGTGTGGCTAGTTAGCGGCAGTCCCCAACGATTATTAACTTTGTCTTTCTTAACATTATAAGGACACCAGTTGTCTTCAAACGGTTCTAATTTTTGTAATACAGAGTTTCCGTTAAAATGTAATTTTAACTTTATAATGTCGCCCATATTACATAAACTATTCCACAGCATGGCTCGTTCGATATTCATTACATATCCTTTAATTCTGGAAATATTGTTTTATAATCTGTACCGCGTATTTCATCAAGGTTAGTGGCATATTCTCTAAAGTCAGGAAGCAGGTGTGAATGATCCTCTGCTTCAACAAAGTTTAAAATACTTTCCCAACGTTTCCAACCGTTTGGATTGTGTTGCCAAAATTCATCATCTTGTGTGTAATTATCCCACAACCATTGTTTAAAATCTAACAATTGGTTTCGTAATTCTTCTTTGTCTTGTTTTGGCAAGATCCTAGGACTTAAAAATGTAGGAATGTACAGCATGTGCATATTCATTATGCCACCGCCTGCGGTGTACTTTTCAATTTTGAATTTGTTAATCTTATTGAATTTTTGTTGTATAATCCATTTGGCAAAATCAATAATATGTTTAACATTGAATACTTGTACAGCACAAGCGATACCCACTTTGATATTGTCTGGAGTTGTGTCTAATTTATGTAATGCCGCAACTGTTTCATCCCAGCTTACTGGATACCGAATATAATGGTTACGTTCTGCTACTGCGTCTATGCTAAAAGCAAATCTTACTTCTTTAAAATTGCTCCAGAGATCAATCATCGTATCATCAACTAACACACCGTTCGAATTATATCGTACGGTAATATTCTTGCTTTGGCCACGACGAACTATTTCTTCCAAGAAACGCCTATGCTCTTTAATCATCAAAGGTTCACCGCCAGCAAAGTACAACTGTTTGATATTTGGAATTTGATCAAATATCTCTTCCCACAGTTCTGAACGTTCGTACCATGTATTATTAAATTTTTTGCTATCCCAATTAACTTGTTGTAAGATAATAGGACTACGAGTTTTAGCAACAAGTTTGTCATAATCTTGTGTCCACTTACTGCTATCGTGTGGAGTACACATTACACATTTTAAGTTACAAGTATGCCCTAATCGTAAATCAAGGTATCTTATAACCGGAGGTACTTCGCCATCCATTGTAGTTTCTTCTACAAGTTGTGTTAAGTCAATACCTTGATTATCCCAATAGTAAGACTCCCATACTCGTTTACTCATAATGCCGTTAGTTTCTTCTTCGAAACACTTAGAACAACTTAGTGGAATCTTTTCATCTATCATTGTGCGTCTGACATCCTTCATGTACTCGTTGTTAAACGCACTTAATAACGTGTCGGTACTAAAGTTTGCCGGCTCACCGTTTTCCTTTTTAACAAGGCCAGCATCCATGATGCCGTTAGTAGCCTGGCTAGCATTCGATCCGCAACATAAACGAGCATCGCCATTCGGACGTGTAGCCACATGTATCCACGGCAGAGCACAAAATGTTGTTGACCCTGATACTGTAGTTATTCTATCCTGCCAGGATCTCAGTGTTTGGTTATTATGATTTAACCAGAATGTTTTATTCAAATTGCTCATTGAACTTGTCAACTTCTCCACATTGTTTTGAACACTCTTTAAGTGGAATAGAAGACCACGTCTGTTCTATTTCTTTGAAGATGTTGCTATCAAATATTTCTTTTAATGAATGGTCAGTTAATTTCAAATGTCTGCCAATGTTGTTCATGTAATCAATTCTACTAAAACTAGGAGGAAACATCCATTCCATGTCTAACCAACAACACGGCACTACATTGCCTGTGGCACTAACATATAAACTTTTTTCTTCTTTAACCTTACAACGTATTACTTTCTTTTCTATAGCAGGTATGCTTGCATAGTCAAATACCTTTATGGCGATAGTTTTACTTTTATCTGTAGCATACAGTGTATGGGTAGTCTTTCCTGTTTTATCTAATACCTGTAAACTATCTCCGTGAAACCTAGATGTATTTTTAGAATAAAATTCCTTAAAACCTAAATTGTTGGCTAGATTTTTACATTCGAATACTTCATGTTTATTGTGATCGAATACTAACATGTCCCATACCGCACATCCTCCCGCACCAATAAACGCAACCGCATTATCAATAATCTTTTGCCAATCAGTGCCTACCCTATACATTACATGGCTTTTAGCTAATCCATCGATACCGAATCGTACTTTTACACCTAGATTGGCTAATTCGATCCACCAGTTAGTATTTCGCGCACTACCGTTAGTGTTCATACCAAGTGATATATCAGGATCAACTGACCTAATATATTCAAAAATTGCTAGTGTATCTTTAGCAATGATAGGATCTCCTAGGTTACCGCACAGATACACTTTATCCAACTGCTTAATAAACTCAGCCGGGAACCAGTCCTTAAATTGCTCTAGTGAAATTTCAGTAACAGTCATAAATGGATTATCAACACCACCTTGTATATTACGAGCGCACATTGGACAACTAGCTTGACAGCGACTAGTTATTTCTAAATGTAAAGTTTTTATATCGCTTATGTTATACACGGTGTTTACCTATAATCATAAAACGTTTATATAGTTGGAGTTGTACCTCTCCGGACCATATTACGTTTAAATGACTTTGATTTTCAAATTCTGTTAGGTTGTTTGCAATACGCACATGCTCAGCAATCTTATAATTGTTACTTTGTAACACTAGTAAACTACCTTTTGGCATTTTCGATAACCAGGTTTCGTATTGCTCCTGTGTTATATGTTCACAACTTGAATTAATAATAACATCACCGTGAACTGGTACAGCACACATGTCTTTTGTAATAGCTTTAAACCGTCCGTCTTGTTCTTCTATCTTATTCATCATAGTTGCAATAGACTCGCATGTGGGATCTATATCCACACTACAAATATATCTGATGGGGATGTTACTTTGAAATAGCATACTAGCTAGCACCCCTACCCAACCGCCGTGTATGTCTATACTAACTGGTCTAGAGCTAACTGTATGGTGTTGCAAAGCCAGCGACAATTTATCAATCAACCATTCTTTACTTTTTATTTGCCCGCCCCAAAACGCATCAAGAGTACGCATAGGATCTGGACTTTGACGAATTGCGTTCATCCAATAGTGTAAGTGTTCTGTATCTATTTCCATTTTGGTATTTTGCTGTCTGCTGAACTAACACACGAAGGTGTAGTACAGCGTTGCGATTCCTTAAATAATTCAAACTTGTCGAGAGTGCCTAGAGGAACATCATGACAACTATAACTACGCTTAACTTCATTACCTCTTATTATAACACTTTGATATCCGGCATTACAAGTCCAATTGGCAAATTTATTAAAACCAAACGCATTAAATCGTTCTGCTTGATCAAACAAATGTTCAGTGCCATCTGCTTCGTATAATGCTATTTGATAAAAATCCTCGCCGTTGGCACGCTGTGGAAATCCTTCTTGCATCTTATGCATCATATCTTCTGTATATCCACTCACGACCGCACTCGCTGTAGGATCGCTTTGCGGCTTTAATGTCACATTAATTCCACGCTTATGGAATCGTTCCATGCGAGCATACAGTTCGTCAAACTTTTCTGGCACCATTACTTGATTGACAGTAACGTGTACTAATTCATATTGTAACTGTAAACACTTGTCGCCAAACTCTTGCTCCTTGGCAAACTCGTCGTGGAAGCTGGCGGTAATACTTCTACGCTGTAACATCTCTGTATTCTTACACCAAGTGTTCCACCATTTGGATCCCGGCGACAAATTAGTAGTCATGTGAATGCTTTGGTATGTACTTTCTGTTTCGTCTAAATGTTTGACCAAATCTGGCAGTTGTTTAT